TACGCGCCTGCCATTTGGCAAATTCGTTGTCGTACTGCCCAATGATGCGGAGGTACTTGTTCAGTTCCGGCTGTACCAATACGTCCATCAGGCTTTCCTCTCGTTACGACTGCTGATTGCCTTGGCTTTTGCCTTGGCCTCTGCCTTGCTGCCTGCGCCCCATGCCTTAAGGGCAAGAGCCAAGCGCGTAGGCTCGCCGTTCTTTTCCATCGGCCCCGGCATATTGCCCATGCGGGCGAGGAACGAGGCGCGGCGGGGGTTGTCGCCAGCTTTTACCGGGGGCTTCAACGTGCCACCCGTCTCGGCTTTGTAAGAGGCACGACCAGCGGCATTTAGACCGCCTTTCGGGTTCTTGCCTGCCTTACGCTGCCACGCTGCGCTCACTTGTTTTCCTTCTTTGCCGTTTTGGCGGCTTGCTTGAAGTCAGCGGCGCTAGGGCGTCCTGCTTCGCCGGGGCGCTTCATACGCTCGCCAGAGCCAGCCTTGATGCGCTCCTGCTTGGCGAGGATTGCGGCGTATAGCCCGGGTTTAGACATAGTCGCTGAACAGGCCGACAACGCGGCAGTTGGAGTTGCCCGAGCAGAGTGCGGTGATTGCGCCCTTGGTCGCTACCTCCAACGGGATCACATACACGCCAGCGGCCTGCGTGGCCGGGATGCTGACGAGGGTGACGCCGTTATCGCTAACGATGCAGGTGGCTTCTGTGTTGGTCTGCACGTTGACGACGACGCTGTGCAGGTACGCGCCAACGGTGCCAAACGTGCTGCTGCTCGTCGCGGCGATGGCAACGTAATTGTTCCGAGTCGGACTAATCGCGGTCATATCCTTGCCCTCCGAGAGCCTTGGCGGTCGTGAACCGCCCACATATCGTTAAGAGTTACGGTGTTCTCTGGCCCGACGATCAGCGGTTTAGGCTCAAGGGTCGGGGTCTTGTCAGCCTGTTCTGCGTATGATACCGCAAGCATTCGGAAAGCGTCACTAGGGTGCGATGTCCAATCGTGGCGCGGTGATTGGCGATAGGCTTTCTTATCTTCGTCGTACTCGCGCTGATACTGGCGCAACGCCTCAATGCCCTCGCGGCACTTCTCGCCGTCAAACCACACACGCGGCAGAATCATACGCACAGCTTGGATGCCGCTCTGTACGCCAATGTCGGGAACGACAGCGAGTTTGGCGACATCCAGATGCGTAGCCAGCTGCTCAATAATGCTCTTGCCGGTCTGTAGGCTCTTGGCGCGGGCGTCGTGCGGTAAGTAGTGTTTGGCGTAGCGGTACGGCTTTGACATCACGGTGTCTGCAATGTCGTAGATGTCAGCGCCAGAGACAGCGTGGAAGTCTATGACGCGGATTTCCCCGCGCCCGATCTGGTAGAACCAAATGGCGGTGTCGTCCCGATAACCCAAGTCCCACGCGGTGTACACAGGGTAATTGGGGTCGTATGGCACTTGGCAGATGCGTCCCTGCTGCTCTGCCTCTCGCATTTCCTTGCCGAAAAAAGCGCCGAGGATTGCGGCTTCAAATGAAGTCTCGTACTCCTGTAGGTACTGATCCTCGGCCAACTGCGCTCTGGCGGCGGCTAGCTCGGTCGCCGGGAGAATCCCGCTGGTTGAGGCGGGCAGGCGCAACAGGAACCACTCGCTAGGGATACGAGTGGCGGTTTGGTAAATCTCCCAAAACTGGTTCTTGCCCTTGGGCGTACCGCCAAACACCGCCCACCCCTGTTTGTCTGACAGGGCAGGGCGTATGACGTTCCCGAATACGCTTGGCTTAAAGTCACCGTATTCGTCCATGTACACGCCCGAGAAGCCCAAGCCGCGCATGGCGTCAGCGTTGTCGGCACCGTAAAGACGTATCTGGCTGCCGTTCATCAGGGTGATGAGCAATTCTTGCTCGTTCTTGCTCTGGATGATTGGCTCTGCGAACTCCAGAAAGTATTGCCATGCAACGGCCTTGCTTTGGGAGCGGTAGGGGGCGATGTAGGCAAACAGCCCCCGATCCCCTTGATAAGTGATGGCGGCTCGGATGATGTCGTTGACAGCTGCGACTGTTTTACCTGCGCGACGATGAGCAACGAGGCAAGCCCACCGTTGCGTCCGGTTGTGGAACGGCATGAACGCCTTGCGAGGGCGATAGGGGATAACTACTCGGGAGCCATCCATGTCACTTCTACCTTGATCTTGTCGCCGTTGTTGCCCGTGTGTTCGTGTCGGGCGAGCTTCGGCACATGGTATTCAATGACATCCATCATGCAGCGCCATGCGGCTTCTGCGCCTTTTGTCTCGTAGATTTCGTCAAGCCAGATGTTAAGGCGATGAGCATTGCCGTCTACTAAACGGGCTATTGCCTCTCTGGCCTCTGCGGTTGCCTTGTTGGGCGATCCTTTAGGTCTTGGCATGGCTTATTTATGCACAAATGAAACAATAGTTAAAGAGGGACTACTTACGCTCCAATATGCGTACTTTCTTTTCCTCGCCGGGGAATACGACAAAATTGCGGGTGCCGCTGCCGCCTTGGCCTCGGCTGCCTGCGTCTAGGTACTTGATGCCGGGGATGCCTGCGGATTTGAACCCACTAGAGGCGTCCCTGTAACCGTGCGAGCGAGAATCAGAAATCAATTTGTAGAAATTTTGCCCGGTTAAATTTTCAAATTTCTGGCCGCGCTCTGTCAGAGTTTTTACTTCTGGCAAATTCTTGATTGCGGCCAATACCGCTGGCTGTTCGCTTAACGGCTTATCCCAATCCAGCATACGGTCAATCATTTCGTCGGGTAGGTCGGCTTTGTAAAGCGTTCCTTGCTGTGGTGCGAATTTGTCCCATTCCGATTGCGGGTACTTTGCGCGTATTTCCGGCAATATTTCGTCGTTGATGACTTTGTTGAACGTATCAACATCGGTTTTTGTGCGGAATGTTGATAAAACTTTCGCGGCTGCTTTGCCGTCAGGGTGATATTTCGTTACCGCTTCTTCTAACGACATTGCGCCTTCCGGCGTTTGCATCTGGTCGTAGAATTTGCCCAACTGCGTCTGATAGTGCTTTGCAATGTCAGGGCTTTCGGCCAAGTACACGCCATGCCCGTAAGCCTGCGCCCCCTCACCCGTGCCGATCTTGCTGGCGTCAAACTCACCGAGCGGGTTGGCCTCTGTGGCGGGGAACTTGTGCGGGGTGCCGTGGTATACGTCCAACTCCTGCATCACCGGGCCGCCCTTACGTGGGCCAAGCATTTCGCCAATGACCTCGCCTGCGCCCAAAGGGCCGCTGGTGGCTTGCTGGGCGGTGTAGCGCAATGCGTCGGCAATCACCGAGGGATCACGGATGACGGCTCTCCCTGTCTCGTAGACGCCTCTAGCGGTGCCTACGGGGTCGGTGATGATGCTTTTAACGCCCTCTAACTGGTTAGTCAGCCCTTCGCCTAGCCCGATAGAAAGGTTTTCTAGGTTGGTGCGAAAGTCAGCCCTCGGGGCGGGTTGGGCGGGGTCTGTGACTAACCCCGGCACCGACTCCATCATGCGGCGTCGGCGTTCTTCCTCGGCTTGTTTGTAGGCGAGTGCGGCAGCAAGGCGGCTGCGGTCAGCGGCCATTTACTTAAAACGCTCCAGCTTGTACGACAACGAGGCAATTTCGCCCACGATCTCGTCAATGATGTTCTGCAAGTCGGTGTCTTTCGGCAGGTCGCCACGAATGCCTTTCACAAACGTCAACAGGCTGTCGGCGTACGCAGCAGCGTCTTTCTGCACCTTAAACCCGTCTGGGTAATCATTTAGCGGGATAATCCCGTAGTGACCCTGATACGCCTCGGCGTACTTGTCGGCCAAATCCACGATGTTCTCGTAGTAATGCCCGAGGGCTTTGTGGGCGGCGTAACTGGCTGTTTGCAAATGCAAAAAATGCGCTGCCGTGCTGCTATGCAGCAACACCCCAACAAATTCTGCGGCGTCTTTATGCGACATAGAGCCTCCCTCGGGCATGGTAGTTTGGTGCTATTGGCTAGTCAACTGGATGACAGTATGCGGCAAAATCAACGCTAAATTTGCCTCATCTGGGATGCCGTGCTTTTCCAACAACTCTTTTTCAGCCGGGTACACCAGCACCGCGCCTTGGTAGGTGAAAAGCTGTGCGTTCGCCACGCCCTTTTCAACTCCCTCAAAGTCATCTAGCGCCACAACCGTATTGGCGTGAGCTAACTCACCAATCAGCCGAGCATCCCGTGGCGGCAACCTTCCGTCTAGGAATATGAAGTCAGCGCGTATTTTCTGCTTCATCATTTCTTCAAACATCTCACCGCTTGTTTTCATCGGGTACTGGTTAACCTTAAACGGCAGCTTGATGTCGTTGCTGCTATCGCAG